GGCACAACAAATATCATGGCATTCAAGAGCAGTCAACTTGCGTCCTTGTGCATTGTAGAAAACCTTGACAAGGAATTTAAACAAATTGTCAAGAGGAGCTGGTCCACTGGCACGACCACCAAAAGTCTTGAGTCTTGCACCGGCAGGACGAATCTTGCTCAAATCCCATTTGATGTGACGGCCTGCATACAAATGGTCCATTAGGAACTTAACTGCGTTGCCCCAACCTTCCTTCGAATCTTCAACAACGTAAGTTACGTTGAAGTGCTTCTCAATCTTGTTTGCAACTGTTGGAAGTTTATCTGTGTACTGACGTTCGACAGAATAACCAACACCTGTGCCATTCATGAGAACAACAAACAACTCAGCAAATGATTCTAGAGAATCAATTGGCAAATAAGAGCAATTGTACAAACAAGTATTATCGTGATCCAATGCCGGTCCAGCGGTCATTAGACTACGCATAGATGGAAGAACCTCAAGGTTCAGGATCGCATCCTTTACATCGGGGCGTTCCGCGAGTTGAGGAACTTTGTTTGTAAAGTAATTCCACCAACGCTCAACACATTCCTCCCAGCTTTCTCTACGATTGTAGTCTGGAAGCCAACGGGAATAGCGAGAGATAAAAATAAACGATTGAAATGGGGATAAAATTTCTGCCATATTTGAGACTCCTAGTTGGTGTCTTTATTTAGTTGTTAAAGTATGCCACGAAACTGGGAAAAGTGGAGCAATTATTTTATCAATTGCTTTTGCATATTGTTGAATTTCCCATTGTGCGTGACTGTCGATTCTCAGCTTGTAAACGCGAGCAAATGCATATAAAGAACCAGTCCATACAAATTCTGTATAAGTTCCTTGTGGTAAAATTGAACGTGCTTGCTCTGGAGCAACACCATCTGCCAACAAACGATTATAAAGATCTACACATTCTTTTGTAATGCCATCATACTCTTGACGCATCTTAATACAGAGATCCAGATCTTCAATTGGACCACTGCTTCCCTGCTTTGCTCCATCAGTTGGGGCCGATCTCCAAAAAGGAACATATATCTCCGGATCAAACGTCACATATCTACGACTTACTTCATTCATTGTCAAACCAATTTGATGTTTACCCAACTGTGCCCGAACAAATATTGGACATTTAATTCTCAAACTAATTTGTGGGTGGCAAAATGGAGTAAAGTGATTATGTTTTGCAAGATAAAAAATTAATTTTTTATCTTTTTCTTGAACATTACCATCTTCCGTAAAAAAACTTTCTTTATTAAACGAGACTCTGGCAGCGTTGACAACGCTGAGATCAGAACCCATGTATTCAATAAGTTGAACGTGACCATAGTCTAAAACTGTAACTTTAGTCTGCTCCGCGCTTATCTGTGTTTGTGTCATCATTATCATCCTCATCATTATCTACAAGTTCCACACGAACCCCTGGAATTTGGGTAAAATCTGCTGCATATGCTCTAGCTCTAGACCATAGATCGGGATCCATTTCTTTAATATATTCACCAAATCTATGAACAAATGTAAGGTATGCTTCGCTTGCTTTTATAATATCTTCTTCAGATAAATCTTCATTATCATCCATTTTAAACCTTCTTCCAGTAAGTGTACTTCATTTTTGCTTTTAGTCCAGAATAAACATTATTTATTATAAGCTTAATAGTTGTTGATTCTCCATAAGCAAGAACCATATCATTAATGTCTTTTTTATTTATCTCTTCTGGCCAGACAACAACATTTCTTCCAGCTTCAATATACTTGCCAAGTAAAGAAACTATTTCAAAATTTCTAGGCTCATTGTCAAATATAAAAATTACTTTAGATTTTTTAATCTTATCGGGGAGCGATTCTAACCAACCGGCACCCTGCATTGCAACTGCATTTGGTATAAACATTGAATCTATAGGGCCTTCAGTTACATATACGGTTTCATTTGGGTTTACTTTTTCCAACCCATACCAAAGTCTTTCTTGCCCTTCTTTTTTGAGAGTAATGTAGCGAATCGCTTCATTTTCTTTCCAATTTTTTGTATCGACTTGCCCTTCAAGTATTCTTCCTTGGATGCCAATAAGCGTGCCCACCTCGTCGTAGAATGGTATGACGAGTCTGCTTTGCTTAGGTCCACTTTCTTTCCCAAAAGATTGCATGATCTTACTAAAATCATTGCTGTAATAAAAGTTGATATATTTTTCTTTAGGTATTTTTCTAGATTGAACATACTTTACTGCCTTATGATCTTCGTTGAGTAAGTCAAGCCTGGTACCAAGATCAGTGAAAATTGGTGTTCTTTTTTCTTGTTGGGGTTTGATTTCTGGTTTTGGATTTTTTTCTTTAAACACTTCAAATGCATACTCTTTGCAGAGTGATGGGCTGATACTTTCAAGAACAGAATATAAATTACAAGAAAAACCGCAGTTGTGACATTTATAAACATAGCTTCCTTTATGCTCAAAAAAGTAGCCCCTTGTCTTGGCTTTATTCTTTTTTGAGTCGCCACATTTAAAACATCTGCATGTGGCTATTGAATCTTTTTTCCACTTAAACCTCTCAAGTGATCCGGAAACAAGATTAACATATTTCTTGTCAATATATAGCATTACTTAGCACCTTCAAAGGTCCAGTTTACTATTTTATTTTTTTTCTTTCCAAATTGGGGATCAAAAGATTTACCATCAAATCCAGATCCAAGACCTTCTTCTTCGGTGTTATTTGCATTTACCAAATTACTATTTGTATTATCAACATCATAAAACTTCATTTTAGATTTGTTGACTCCAACCAAAAACTTTCTGTTCTTGGTTGTGTCGTTGCCGCGATTTTTTAGCTGCTTTACCATAAGTTGGCCTGCCTCAGCAAGTTCTTCATTTTCAATTAGAGCAACAAAAAAGTCTGCAGTCTGTGGGAGACCAAAGCTTTCTGATGTATCGGTCATTTCCATATCGCTGCTCTTTGCACCCTCACGGTTAACTTGTGTGGCAGTCCAAAGGGGAATATTAAATTGCTTTGCCATTCCGCGCAGTTCTTCGGCTATACCTTTAACATAAGTGTAGCTATTCATACCATTGCCCAATTTAAATCTAGCGCATGAGCAAATGTTTAGGTAATCTACAAAAATTACATCTGGTGTGAACTTCTTTTTAATTTTAAGTTCTTCCATCAAATTTCTGAAGTGAGTAACATTTGCCGCTGCTGTGGGATATTCTTTGATAATCAAACGCCCACGACAAGTTTTCTTCAAGTTTTCAATCTTGCTTTCATATTGAGTCAATGGCATTTGCTCTAGAATGTGCATATCTGTATCAAGCAAATTTGCATCAATTCTTTTTGCAATTTCTTCTTCGGCCATTTCAAGTGTTATGTAAAGAACATTTAAATTTTGTGCAAGACACGCTGCTGCGTGGTGGCACAAGAATGCACTTTTACCGACACCAGATGCCGCCATAACAACGTTTAGTGTTTTCTTTCTCGTTCCACCCCTAGTGATGATGTTAAACATCTCCAAATCAAATGGAACTTTTTCTTCAACGCGATGGTAATAATCATAACGCTGGTCAACATCTTCAAGGAAATCGTGGCCAACTTTAGTGTCAAATGATACGGACAAAGCCTTTGACATGATTTCTGGGATAGCATTTTGCGTCTTCTCCTTGTCCTTTCCCTCTATGATACCAATTGACTCCATGATACCATTATAGATTGCTTTTTCTTTGCAAAACTTTTCGGTATTCTCAACAAGCCAAATTGTATCTGACTTTTCACCTTCTTTGTACATCTCCTCACTAATAGAGACACACTTTTTAAATTCTATTTCGCCTAAAGATTTTTCTTCCTCAAGTGAAATTAAAATAGCATCCTTTGTGGGGATGTTATTGTATTTCAAGATAAATTTTGAAACAATGTTAAAGACAGCTCTTTCAGATTTATCTTGAAAGTATTCTTCTTTAAGGAAGGGTACAACTTTTCTTGCGTACTCTTCATTGAGTACCAAGTTCTTAAGGATAACTGTTTCCATATTATTATTATAGTTTCATTTAGTGTTATGTCCAGGATTAATCTTGATGAACATCATCTTCAAGATCTACTGGCTCTTTATCTGCAATAACATTTTGTTCTACAATATTAGCAAAAATTTCACCAACCGTTTGTGTAAAATCTACAGTCTGTTGATCAAATCCTTCTGGTGCATCGAGAACTTCAATGTCCATATTTACTTCCATTTCACCATCATCTGTTTCTTTTAATGATATTTTTCCGTATTTGTATACAATACCTTTAAAATTTCCATCAAGAATTTCAATAGGACATGTGTCCTTACCGTTGTATATTTCTTCTTTAAATTTGTATTCAGGAACTTTGGCCATATTTAAAATCCTTTTGTACTTCACTATCTAGTTTGTCTAGAATATCCTTAGTATAATACTTTTCAGGTTCATCATCAATATTTTTTTCAAATACTTTTGACCCATCAGGAAGTTCAATGCGAGTAGAAACTTTCTTAAAAATGTTATACTTGATTGCAAGATCAGTTAGTCCATAATAACGACTAAGACCTGAAGTATAATTTAAGCGAGTTTCAACTTGCATATTTTCTTTGACAAATCTATTTTTATAATTTGTGCACTTGATAAAGTTTCCAACAACTCCTTCATCAGTCTTGTCCTTGCTCTTTGAGAGAGTAAGAATATTACTGGCAGCATACTTAAGCCCAATACCACCACCCAGTTCTTTAGTTGGAACGTAAGCGCCAATAACTTGATATGTGTGATTAGTAAGAAGCATTGGAATCTTTGCCTTACCAAGTTTAAGCGTAAGCACACGGAATGTTGCTTTTGTCTGTTGGGCTTTGGTCATATCGCGAACATTTTTGCCCTCAGCAGAATCATTCATTTCCTTTTCAGTAGACAACATTCCGAGTGAGTCAAGAATCATAAACACTGGTTTGCGGTCATCCTCTGGTTGTTCAAGAATATCATTCACAATTTTGAGTGCTTGTGTCTTGAACTCTTCGATTGTAGCAACAGGAATAACCGCTACGCGCTCAGGATCAACGCCTCTTGCAGTAAACATGTCTGAAGTGACGGCTTGCTCGGTATCAAAATAAATCACAACTCCGTCTTTATGATCCTTTAGGAACTGGCCTGCGATGCCAATGGCATAGAAGGTTTTTCCTGTTGCTGGATCTCCTGCTAGGCAAGAGATCTTATTGTTTGGTAGTCCCCCAAATAAAGAACCAGAAAGAAGAGCATTAAGTGCATAAGAACCGGTATCAATAAAACCGGTTACATCTGCGCCTTCAAGTCCTTCTGATACGATTGCTGCGTCTGGGTTATTTACTTTGCTTATTAAATTTTTTAGATACTTTGACATTTTTTTCCTTCACAGTAATTATACAGCCAGCATAGTTTTTTTCAACTATATCTTTATCAATTTCTATTTTTTCAATTATTGGGGTATTGTCAATATCAAGTAATCTATCGCCAACGATATAACATGGACCGCCTTCAAAATCAAAAAGACCGTCGCCGTGGCGAGTATAAAGCGACCTGCCTTGGACTTTGTAACGTCCGTCTTCAGTAATTGAGATAATTCGTTCATCACCATATCTAGATTTAATCCTCTTTACCATTTCTTAATAATTCCTATAGTATTATACATCAAGAAAAAAAAGATTCAAGTGATAATTCATTATTAATAGACCATCCAATAGCTTGTAAAATATTATCCAGAGGTTCATTAAAAGTTTTATCAAATTGTTTTTTTGAATCTATATATTTTTCCAATTTAAATTCTTTTGGAGGCTTACCGATAAAACCAATAACAGCATCTCTACCGCCCATACCATAGGGATTTGGAATTTTTACAAATACAAATTTAATTTTATCATTTTCTTTAATCGGTGGAATATCTTTTGATAAGTTTAATTTTTTAATATATGCATTATGCAATAGTGCAGCTTTAGTTGCAATTGGAGTCCCGGATTTATAGATGTTAGAAACATCCGTGTATTTACCAATACCCTTTACCCCCCGAGGAGCTGCGACATCTTCAATAGGTAATTTTATAAATTCATCATAGAATTCATCCACATATTTTCGCAACTCCTCGGGAGTTTTTGTAAGGATGATTTTAATGCAATCTTTCAATTTGCTTCTTACAATTGCTGGAGTGCTACTTCTAGCAGTTTCAAGACCCATAATTTTAAGTTTTGGTTCAGAAAATCTTACTCCTTCAAGATCTTGAACAAGAAGCGCATATCGTTTTTTGGCAATAAACATTCCAGCAGATGCAATTGCTTCACGCTTGAATATAATTTTATTTTCAGCACAACCGAGAGAATGAGATAAAATTTTCATCTCTTTTGTTAGCTCTGGCTGAATCTTTTGTTCACAGATTTGATTGATAAATTCTGTTACGTTTGGTATTTTAGTTTTCTCGGAAATTTTTTGTACTATATCATCAAGATTTAAGTATACAGAATCTGTGTCAACTGCAAGAACATAATCTTTTTTATCTTTAGTGAGGCTTTGAATATAATCATTCATTGCCATTTCTGCTTTGCGGATAATAACCTGACCAGTTACCGTAACTGCCGTAGCGAGTTCAGGAGATGAATACACAAAAGCGGGATTGCCAAGACAACCATAAAGGCTGTTTGCAAGAATCTTCTTAACAGATTGGCGAATCTTGAGGGCGGCAATTCTGGGTACAAGCTCTTCGTTCTTTGTTTGTTCATATTCCTTTTCCAGTTCAATCATTTTTGATTTTGCTTCTTTTCTTTGATTGAATGTACGCTCTATTAGTATCGGAATAAAGCCCTGAATATCTTTAGTAAAAGTAGATCCATTGCATGCAAGACAAGAGTTTATGCTTTCGGCTTCTTCTAATAGATCTGGAATATTTTTTTTATCGCTGCCCAAAAAATAATCTGCATTCATAGAGGAATCAGCTTTAGTGCATGTTTCTGGAGATATATTCCACTGCATAATAATAGATGGATATAGACTGGTGGCATCAAAGCTTACAACATTTTTGTACAATCCGGGCGTAACATCTTTGACATATGCCCCAACAAATTGTTCATCTTTTGAGTAACTACGCTTTAATGGTGGTACTATATCCCTTTGCATCAAATAATCACAGCAAATGGTTTCCCAAATACGAGTAGCAAAAAATACTGTATCAAAAGTTATTTTTGCTTCATATGCAATTGATACCGCTAAATCAATAAGTTTTAGTTTATTGTCAAGTCGTTCAACCAAGATAGCATCTTGGACGTTATATTCCGCAAACTTTTGAAAGTTTTGGCGATAAAACTCCCGAAGTGAACCGTATTCGCTATAATCCAATTTTTGAGCATCCAGTTCCACCTTTGCTATGTTTTGCAAGGCATAACTTTCCTGACTTGTACCAGAGAACTTCTTGTATAGATCCATGTAATCCAGAATTGTGTATCCAGGAAGTTCATAGAGTTTATACATCTTACCGCCTATATCAGTTTGACGAACCTTCATCAAACCAAATGGCAACCAACTCTGGATTTCTTTCTCATCAAAATAAAGTAATGCCCTACCAATTATGTAGGGAATATCGAATAGCTTAATATTCCATCCAGTAAGTACATCAACATCTTCTTTTGCTAGTATTTCAAAAGTTTTTTTAAGAAGTTCTTTTTCATTGCTAACCATGTAAACTTTGCAGTCTGGCAAAGTGATGGGAGTAAAACTAATCACATGAGTAACGCCTGATATACGTATACTCATAAGATTTACTTTTTCATTTGGGCTATCCAAATCTGGGAATCCACCCTCAGATTCACACTCAAGATCTAGATAAGCTATCTTGATCTTGGAAAGATCGTAAACCATCTCACCCTGATAAGTCTCCATGATATATTGAGTGACAAAATCAGTGTTTCCATAAATCGGGCAGTCATCGAGTTCTCTATATTGATCAAGAAATTCTCTGCAATCATACAAGGTATCAAAGATCATTCGTTTGACTTTGACCTGCTTAAGGGTACGATACTTGCTCTCCTTTTCAGAACGAATAAAAAGAGATGGCTTAAATGCAACCGATTCGCTGAACCGTTCTCCATTGCGATAGCCACGAACAAGAATTTTGTTTCCCTTAAGAGCACATGCAGTATAAAATTTCATTTAGCGTTCTTTGATTCCTTGTCCTTAAGAAGACCGGCAAGTATAACACTATAGTTAACAATGTCAACAATAGCATCATAAACGCTTTCATTAGACAAAGAAAGTTTACCTTGATTTAGGTAAGTAGAAATCCTAGACATTTTATCGGTCATACGAATAAGAACTCCCAACTCAGCAGTGGCAAATCCAAGATATTCCGCTCTACGGAAGTTCATAAAAGGATCTGAGCCAGAAGCATAATCATTATTCTTCTTTTTCATCAGTTCCAGGGCTTCTTTTGAGATTGTTTCGTGTAGTTTGAATAAGTCTTCTCTTGTATTCATAGGCACATAATATACCCTATATTGGGGGCTCGTCAAATATAAATATTAAGACACTTAGGAGTTTTTAATGATTTTATCTCTTATTGACCCTTTTAAATCTTTCGATACCATTTCACTCATCGTTGCTGGAACACTTGGGGTCATCTGGGGTGGTGTAAAATTTTGGAAGTCTCGTCCAAAACAAGATAATTTTATGGCAATTCATACCGAAATTCATGAATTGTTAACCGAACTTCGTTTAAACAGCAAAGCAATGAGAGTAAGTATTCTTCAATTTCATAATGGAGAATATTTTATGGATGGAATATCAATGAGAAAGTTTTCCATAACTCATGAATCTTCACATAAAGGTTATATTTCTCAATCATTAAAATTTAAAAATGTTTTATGCTCATTATTTGTTCCATTGCTTCACAAGGTATTAGATAATAAATCAATCATACACCACGTTGAAGCAATGCCAAATTCATATGCTAAACATTTTTTTGAAGACGAAAATATTTCACATTATGCATGTTTGCCAATACAAAATAAAAATATGAATATTGGATTTATTTTACTGCAGTGGCATTTTGATTTTCCACCAAATATGGAAGTTCAATCGGCTACGGGTGAATATATGGAAAGCATCAGAGATTCTATAGAAATTCAATTGTCGTATCAAAGAAATTGAGGTATATATGACCCCAGAACTAATCTCATTAATTGGTGGTGGAGTTGTGGGATTTTTGTTCAAGTATTGGGCTCAACGAGCACAAGATCAAAAAGAAATATTTGAAAGACTGATTAAAGCAAATGCTCAAACTACAGAAAATCAAGATAAAGCTGTTAAACGCGTTCCAATTGATGTGGGCAAAAATGTGCGAAGACTTATTGTTTTATCTTGCCTTTTTGCTGTCGTGGCTGCTCCTTTTGTTTTGCCATTCTTTGGAATCCCCACATTTGTAGAATTAAAACAAGATCAACCCGAAGGTTTATTTGGTATTATACCCAAAAGTTACAAATATTACTTTGTAGAGGTTCCAGGTTATTTCTTGGCTAAAGAAAATAGAGAAGTATTATTGGCAGTTGTTGGTTTCTACTTTGGAACTTCAGTTAAGGGGGAGTCATGATTAAGTTTTTACCATTATTATTTTTAACTGCCTGCACCAACCCAGAATTTGTTACATTAAAAGATAAAGATGGTAACCATATACATGCAGTTTCTAAAGATTCATTTTTTAATACCCCCAATAGTACTTCTGAATGGTCTTTTTGGTACTTTTTAATACTCGCTGGTTTATTATGGTTAATTTGGAAAGAATTTAAATCAATTAAATATCCTAAATCTAAAGATGATAAATAATTAAAAGGAATAATATGGGCGTAGGAAAAGACATGAAAAATTTTATAGCCTCAATGACCGAACAAACTGGTTTTGGGGGCTACGGTGCAAAAATTAAAAGCACCCCAATGGGACCATTTCGTTGGAACGATATGATTCAACTATGGGAAAATGTAAATAATGGAATGGTTATGAACAACATATCTTTTCAAGATATGTTTATGATGGATTATGATACAATTGGTGGCGGAGAGGTAGTAGATACATCTGAGGCTGTTTATGAATGGGGTTTTATTGATTGGGCTTCAGGTGTAAACAATGTTACTAATTTTTCATCTGATACTGGTGGGCAGGTATCAAGTGCTCTTGCAAATATAATAACTTTTAAAAATTTGCCACAAGTTTTAAGTATTGGTTTAACTGCAAGTTATAATCTAACAGGAGCAACTTCTGATAAACTTTATAAATTTGTTGTTAATAAAAGTGGTACAGTACTTAATATTCCACCGACAACTGGATTTACAGTTGGAAATGGAGATACGTTAAGAATAGCTGCAACTACTCCATTCACTGCTGGATGGACTAATGGAAATTCTGGATTTATTTACGTACAAGATTTAACACGTGGTATAACATTAGATGGCATACCTTTTGCATTTACTTATTCGGAACCAGAACCGCCATAATTTTACTTTCCAGTACTTCCGAACCCACCAACCCGATCAGATTTCTGGTCGGGTTCTTTATATACCTCTTGAAAGTAGCATTGCTCATATTCAACCACTTCAGCCTGAGCAATTCTATCCCTATCATAAATTTTGATAGATTCTTCGGTATTGGTGTTCAAGACAATAATTTTGGTCTCATGTGTGTAATCTTCGTCCACGATACCCTCGCAATTAGCAAGCGTTAAACCGTATTTAAGGGCCATCCCTGAACGGGGGTGTAGACGGATAGAATACTGCTCGGGCACGTTAAAAGTCAATCCAGTACGAATTAGAGCCCTTTCTCCGGGCATCAGGGCGATGAAGGTCTTGTCGTTGGACGAGTCGTATTCTGGCAAAATTTCAGTAAAACTTTTGCCTTTATAAATTTTAATTTTTTCATTTTTGGGAATATAAGCACTCAAATCAAAGCAAGCTGCCATACGAGTTTGAAAATTTGGGTCTACAACATCTGGCGAGTGTTTAAAGTATTGAAGAATCATAAAGACATTATATCAAAACAGATATAAATGTCAAGTAATTTCCATTACTGAAACAACGACGTGGGTTGAAAATGTATACCCAGATGTGTATCTTAAAGTATTGCTATTCTCAAGAGCCAGTGGAGCATCTAAAACTTGAAAACTTGTTCTGGATGGAAGCTGCGCCTGAGTAATCAGTGAATATGCTGTGCTACCTTTAATCAATTCAACTGTTACATAATTTGTATTATTAACATCATTGTTGGCAATTTGTATTGAGTTGACTAATGCTGTTCCCGATACACCACTATAAATTGTTGTAGCTGCGGTAGTTCCAACAAGTGTACCAAAACTTTTATATGCTTCAGGCATAAGGATATCCTTCTTCTGTATTTATCTGTAATTCTGGAAGACCAAAAAATACTCTTGCTTCAGATTCAGTATCAAACCAATAAAAGCCACCTATTGGATAGGTGTAATTATCCTTTTCTTCTTTATGAAGATCGCCACCACCTCTTTTTACAAAGTTTGGTGCGTGTAGTAAATCGTTTCCGTCTAAAGAATAAAAGCC